CCCTCAAGGCTTGACCTCCACAACGGACGGCCCGCCGTGTCCTTGATCTTCTTAATGACCTTCAGGCTTGAGTCATGCATCATGAATTTCGCCTGTGGCCTGTAGCTCGGGTCTACGGCGTGCTCAACGTCAACGAGATCGTCGTAGATAACGCTTAGGGTCTGCCCAACAAGACCGACCTTACCCGAAGTTGCGTCAATCGTGACGCCGCGAGGCTGTGAGGTTCCAGTACCGGTCGTGAAAAGCTGGTTCTGAATCCTTCCGATCCGGATACCGAGCTTGCGCGCGATATAGGAATCGAGATCGAACGCCGAGTCCTGAACTAGGACTTTAGGAACGGTCACAATCTTCGACGTGAAGTTGTAGGCCGCAAGGTTCACAACCCCGAATGCCATATCAGCCTCAGTCGCCGCCGTGTTCTCAGCCAGGATCGCGCCGATCTGGTGTCGTGTCGTTCTCTGTTGGGAACGGCATGGTCGCGCCGGTCGAAGTCTGGATAACGGTTGCCCCCGAAACGCGCATCCCGCCGTACCACTTGTAAGCCTCGGTCAGCTTGCGGTAGAAGTCCTGCGGGACTAGGTAACCACCAGTCGTACCCGAGCCGGCGCCGCCGCCGATACCCTCAGCAAGTGCTCGCTTCTCAAGGATGGCACGCTGCTCAGCCTTGAGGTTGGACGCGCCGCCGCGCAGGTACGCGGTAAACGCCCTGGCCTCAGCGGTTTTCTCGGCTTTCTCCTGAGATTCAGGGTCGCCGGAATGGGTTTCCGGCTTAACGCCGGGCTTGTAGTGGGCTTCAAGATCGCGGGTTTCCTCGTCGGCCGCTTCGGCCTTCTCGACGTTCCTCTTGATCGTGTCGGCCTCGCCCATAAGGCCATCGAATCGCTTCTCGTCCTCGACCGACATACCGGAATCCGGCGCGGCGGCGAGGATTGACTGAGCTTCCTTGACAAGCGACATTCGCTTTTCGCGGAGCTCTAGCAACTTCATGAAATTAGTTCTCCTATTTGATGTACGTTTATCGCGCCTTGCGGTATGCAGGGGCGCGCGGCAACGTCAAGCCGTTAGGTGGCTGCGCTAGTTCGTCGCCAAGACGAATGCCATTCGCGCGCGTCGCAACTTTAGGGCTCCTGCCCTATCGTCGGGGTGCGCCTTCCGATTGGGGCCGCTGCCCCGCGTCGGAAGTGACTAACATCTTGTCGTAGGCTTCGATTGCAGCCTTGAGCATTGCGCGTTCCTCTACCGTAAACGGCGTGCCGCGCTGATGCTTTAGGGATAGTCGAGTAAGTCCGTCAGGATCGATGCCGAGCGCGGCCAGGGCACTGCGCGCCTGCGCGTCCGCACCGACAAATGCCGGATAAGTGACCGGCGAAACGTCGAAAAGTTCTACTTCCATAAGCTCGCGGAATTCGGAGCCATCATCGCGCACCGTCCACTTCTCAGTAACGGGAAGGAAGGCGTAGCTCGATTGGCTAATGTCCCCGCGTAGCAGGCTCGAATGAAGGTCGTTAGCGTACGAAACATTCGGATCAATGAGGATTCGATACGCAAGCCCTACCTCGTCTTCACTTAGCTTAAGCGTTCCGGCCTTGTTGCGGCCAAGAATGTAGTTCGGGTCGTGGTTTTTGAGCGCCCGAACGTCAGCAACCTGAATCGTGTTAGTGAAGGCGCCCGGTCGGACGACTTCAAAGACGCCCTCAAAAATCTCGGCCTCTTGGTTAAATACGGCGCCGTGACCAACGATAACCTTACCGCCGTCGTCGCCCGTCTCGGCTCGAATCTCAGCCGCGATAATGCGCCGCTCATGACCGCTCCTGATTGCACGTTTAAAGGCTTGCTGTCGTGATTCCATTTCTACTCCGTTGCGGCCAGGAGCGCCGCGAATGTTGATTCGTCTATCTGACCGCTCAAGTAGAGCGCTAGTGCTAGATCGGTAAGCGGCTTCCGCGCCTGCTTAGGGGCGTTAAAGAACTTACTAAGGTCCATGAAATCGGCTGGATTAACTCGCGGGGATCGCCACGGACCGCGACCGCCGCCGCCGCCATACCAGGCGGGCGAGGACGAGGCTACCGTAAGGGCGGCGGATGCGAGTCCGACGCCGGTCGAAGTCGCGCCGAGTAGATGTTTGAGGGCCAGCGCGCCGGTTGCCCCGCCAACTCCTGTCGGTGAAGCTGCGAGAGGCTTTCCTGGCGCATCCGAGATTGCCGCCGTGACACTTCCGACGCCGTTAGCGACGGCCGCTAGACGATGGGCAATCGAGAGCGTTACGGTAACTCGCCCAACCCCAACGGGACTAGCGGCGAGACTTACGCCGGAAGAGACGACCGTGAGCGCGCCCGTCGCGGCTCCGACTCCAACTGAGGTAGTTGCGAGGGTGTGCTTGACGGAGAGGGCGGCGGCGGTCCTACCAACCCCAACCGATACAACCCCTAGGTTATGGGTAACGCTCAGACTGGCGGTTGCGCGGCCAACTCCGGTCGGAACGCCGGCCAATGTGTCGGCGCCCGAGGACTCCCATTGGGAGCGGAGAGAGAGGAGCATGGGCTATTCCTTAGCCGGAGACGATCTCTCCTCGTGGATATCCCCAAGGCCACCGCACCACACTCCGACCTTGGCCGGGCAGACCGGGCAATCGCGCTGAAGGGCTTCGGGATCGTCCGGATGGGGTTCGTAGGGGGCGGTTTTAATTTCGTCCATTACCGCTCCTCCCATTGGCCGGAAATCACGATCTTTCGGGTGTCTGACGTTGATCCGGCGTCGGCTTGACGGCAAACGATGCCCTCTCCGGCGCGCAAGACAATCAGGGTCGTCATCATCTCGGGTAGCTTCGAAGAAGATTTGATCCACGGGAGTCGCAATTCCAACAGCCGTCAAAATCGCATTGACGCTGAAGTCTCCAAGAACGGCGCCCGCAGTCAGGGTCAGACCAGTTGATGCAGTGCGAAGGCTTCCCGTATTTGCGGCATCGGTCGAATCGTGTTTGGCGGGCGTGATCACTGCGCCGCTTGCCGTTCCCGTGAAGGTCACGCGCTCAATGGTGACTCGCGGCGACGTGACAAACGCGGTCGCCGCAGTCGGGAAGGTGGTAGCAAGTAGCTTTTTCATGTAGACAACGACCACTGAACCAACCGGGTTTATGAGCCAGAAGAATCCCGCCGGTTGATGCCGCAGCACTGGCGGCGATGGCGACGAATTCCGCTCTCAAAGTAGAAAGAGCCGAGCAGGGGGGCGCGTACCTGACGAACGACAAGCCCATAAGCGCTATTCGCTGGGCCTACGTTAGTTACCGCCGCCTTAGCTCCGTAGGTGGTGGGATCGGAGAGGATGACGTTCTGGCGATAGACGGTCGGCGTTCCGGCTTCAGTCGAGACTACTGAATCGGCGTCGACATCCTTCCCTGTCGAGTCGGGCGCAACCTGAACGTGTCCAGCAGTCATTAATCGAAGAAGACCGCAAGTGCGGCAATTGGAAACGTAACGGCGTCTCCGGCGTTAATAACTTTCGAGGCCGTAAGCGCCGCCCAAACGATCTCGTTGCCGAGCGTCGAAGCGTCATAGAGCGCAAAGCCGGTAACCGTACCCCAGCCCGCCGGGGTTGGGGTTGGGAAGGTGACAATGCCGCCGTTAGTGATTGAATCGCCGGTACCGGCGCCGGCCGCAACGATG